GCTCAGGTCAATGCGACTCTGCCCGATACGCTCTGCGGTGGCGTCAACGCGGGCAGCAACGCCGTCTGTGATCATCCACTGCAGGGCCGCGGTCGCGTAACTCTCGACGGCGAGAAGGTTCGCAGGGGTGACGCCTCGACGTATCAGGAGCCAGAGCTTGGAGCCGTAGCCCTCGCACTCTTGGTCAATGCTCTCTGCCCACCATCCGCCCTTGTAGGCGTCGGGGTTGCCGGCGTCGGGGAGCTCGTCGCCGTCCTCTGCTCGAGCGTCGGAGAAGAGCGACAGAAGGATCGCATCGCGCAGGCTTGCCGCAACCCATTCCTCTGAGTCGGGGATGAGGTCAAAGACCGCCCCGCCGATCTCCATCGTCAGCCCGTCCGCGGTCGCGATGAGGTCGCCCATAGTGGGCACGCCTGCGACCGGGGTCAGGAAGTCTGCGGTGTTCGCCGTCGCGCTTACGGGTGACGCAGCGGTCGCGCGATAGATCGTGTCGGCGTCCATTGCCGGGGTGACCGTGAGCAGGATGTCCGTGGTCCCCGATACCGCCGCCGCCGTGACTGCTACCGCCGTGCCGCCAAGCGGGGCCGTTACCGTCCACTTCGCTGTATCGTCGAGGTCGTAGCCGTCAATGGCCGCGTCCATCGTCACGAGCGCGCGGGTGAACTGGCCGTCGTGCGCGGCGCTGGATACCTCGACCTGTGAGGCGAACGCGCCCGCGTCGTACTGCGGGTGAGCGACAAGGGACACGCCGTCATAGTCCTCGGTCACACTGTAGGCGCTCGGCACGAGGGAGCGGGCGTCTGACGCGGGGGCCGTGTGCCAGTCGGCCACGTCGTCAACGAGCAGCGGATCGGTGTAGACGCTCCCGGTCCCGAGCGCGGTCACGGGGTCACCGCCGCGCCACGCGAGGCAGTAGGTCAGGTTCGCGGGCGTGTTGCTGGCGGCTTCCCTGTCGAATTCGTGGAAGATGCAGCCTTGGGCGGTTGCGCCGTTGCCCGTGTAGAACAGGTAGTTCCCGCCCGTGTCGCACAGGGAGAACGTACAGAAGCGCAGACGCGACCCGTAGCGCAGCTCGACGACGCTGCCCCCGCCGACTGTCGTGTCACACTCCAAGAACAAGCACGACTCGACAAGGAACGCCTCAGACGCATTGCGGTTGCCAGCGATCGCGAACGAGTCCAGCGACTCAAACCGCGTGCGCCGACACCATCCGTCTTGGGGGTGTTCGATTCCGCTCTCGGTCGATGAGAATTTGCAGCGGTCCACGTAGAGAGTCGTCGCCGTGCCGTGCCATCCTGCTGCCCCGTTCCGCAATGCCCAGCCGGTGTAGCCGGTGAACTGAATCCCGTAGAAGCTGAAGTCGGTTCGCCACTCGAAAGCGTTGGCGATGGTCCCGCCACCGTCGCAGATGACGTCCCCAAGCCCTGGCAACGCCGCCGCCTTGATGGTCAGAGCGAACGCGCCGTAGCCAGCGGGGGACGGGGTCAAAGCGTCGGGTGCGTAGGTGCCCGCGGCCATGCTGATCGTATCGCCCGCGACTGACGCAGCCATCGCGGTTGAAAGGGTCGCCGTGTTTGTGACGTCGTGGGTTGTGCTCATGGTACCGGCACCCCAACATTTACGAGAAGCCCATTGATGAATGTCAAAACTTTGCCGTCATCGGCCACGATAACGACAGAGGAAACGCCCGTTGAAAGGCCCACCTTGTACCCGCTCGCATTGACCGTGCCGCTGGCTACCACGGTGCCGGCTACGGTCGTGTCGCCCGTCACCTTCACGCCACCCGCCGCGGTCAGTCGCACCTCTGCACCGGGGGTGTTGTAAAGGGCCACCTCGGTCTCGGCTAGGTCAGTCGGGCGGTGGGCGGGGTCAGCTACGACGCACGCGATCGGGTGGTCAAAGTTGCCGTCAACCGAGAGCACGAGCGCATCGGAACCCGCGGCCGGGTAGCTGGTCAGGCCGTACGGCTCCCAGTGTTCCACGTCGTCTACGGGCTCGCCGTCGCGTAGGACCTGCAGCTCCTGACACTTCGTCGAGGCGGTGACGATCTTGACGCTGCACCGGGTAATCATGGTGTCGCGGCCAGCCATCAGACGTTCCCTATCAGCGAGCCGATGAACTCCCGCTCCCATTGGCCGATGCCCTTCGTAATCTTGCCCTTCTTGCGCGTCATTGGCGGCTCTGGCTCATAGGCACCCTGGGGGACTAGCACGAGGTCAGACGTTCGCCCTTCGTTGCTGTGGTTGTAGACGACGGACTTGAGGACTAGGTCCGCCTGCACCCCATCACCGGGGCAGTCCACGCGGACGATCTTGTTCGGCTCCCATAGGTTGCCGTTGCCGTCCCTGTAGCCCGGCATGACGATGGAGACGGTGACGGACCTGCCCGCGCGTATGACGGCCTCCCAAATGGCGCGCGCCTTGGCTGACGCTTGGTCCATTTGGCGCTTGCCCTTGATGACGAGGACGCGGGGCCGGTCCAACTCGTCGTCGAGGATGATCGCTTCGATGCCCGCGACGGATGCCCCATAGGCTTCGTCTGTGCCGGCGTGGTTGCCTTTCACGCGGTACTCTGAGAAGCGCTCGCTGGCGTCCGTCTCTACGCTGATGGAGATGAAGTGCCCCGGCTTGATCGTGGCCACGGGGGCAGTTCCAACCGGGGCGCGCGTGATGACGAGGTCTCCCGCGGGGTTGTCCATGAGGATCACGGACTGGTCTTGCGCCAAGCGGTCGAGGGCTTCATAGACCTTCTCCCCCGCCTCAGTTGCGAAGCGGCGGATCTTGTCACTGAGGCCCACGTCGTCGAGGACGTCTATCGAGTAGTGCTCACACAGGTCGCGCGCGATGGCCGTCATGGTCCGCTGGCGCCACTGTGCCGGCGAGAAGACGCAGGAGCAGTCTGCCAGGTCGCAGCCCTTGGAGCGGCCCGTCATCGACACGGAGATAGAGCCCGCCGTGCGCGTGCGCCGGGGCCTCTCTGCGTAGCCGGTCAGCACGAGCTCCCCGCCTATGCGGATCTCGCACGGGTCCCCGGTTCGGATTCCCAGCGAGTTCGCTTCGCCCTTGTAGACTTCAGCCAGGTCGAGGAAGAAACTGGAAGGGAAGTCCTCAAGCGAGCGGGAGACCGTAGCCGCAAGCACGCCGCCGTGATCACGTCCCCGTGCGCGGAGCACGAGCTTATCGACGGCGGCGATCATTGGTCTAGCACGAGCAGCGCACCCGACACCGCGTTGGGGTCTGATACTGCGTTGCGGTCTAGGATCTCCGTGGCCCGGCTGGCGTCTTCGTAGAGATCGTAGGCGATGAGTAGAAGGGCCTTCGGGGATTCAATCGTCTGCGTGCGCAATCTCGGCAGTTCGCCGGCCTGCTCCTGAATAGAAGCCGTGAGAGCGGCGCGCAGGTCCACAGCCGCGGCGTAGGCGGCGGAGTCGTCGAGGACTAGGCCTAGATCGTCAAGGCGCTCCGATAGGTCCGTGAGCACCGCGGCGGCTTCGTCGTAGCTTGTCCATGCGTAGGCGGCGGAGAGCTCGGCCGCGTAGCTGAGGGCCTGGACGTATTGCAGCAGGTCGGTTGCCGCGGCGTTCGAAAGCACGAGCGTGTCGGTATCGGTATCGGCGCCCGTGGCGAGTGCCGCCTGCGAGAGGTCCACCTTGTCGCCCAGCCACTCGGATACCTTGCGGGCGTCCCCTTCGTCGGTCGGGGTCGCAAACACGTCGTCGAATGCGTCCGCGATGGTGCCGGCCGTGCGCTCGCCCGCCTCGAACATATCGCCCGCGACGTGGACCGCTTCCACGTAGGCGGAGACGTCAGAGCCTACCGCAACCCCGACGAGGCCAAGGAGAGCCGCGGCCCGCTCCTCAAGGTTGCCCTTTGCGAGTCGCTGCACCTTGCGAGCTACCGCGTCCACCTGATAGGCGGCCTCGTAGTAGGCGGCCACTGCGGCGCGCAGGGCCTCCCCGAGAGCGGTTGTCGTGTCGGCCGCCACGGGGATCGGCATGAAGCGATCACCGGCCTCGTAGAACAGAAGGGCGAACTCGACGCAGTTGACGCCGTCCGTGCGGCGGATGGCTGTGCACTCCTCGCACCGTGCGTTGAACTGGCCCTTGGTCGGATGCACGAGGACGCCGGGGCCTGCGGTCTCACACGCCGCCTCTAGGTCCGCCGCTTCCTTGCCCGCGTTGGGGCCCACGATGAACGCTTGGAGTTCCCAGTGGCGAGCCTTGCGGCCCATGTCGTCCGTGTCTGGCTCGTCGCGGTCGGGGATCTCTTTCTCCGCGAGCCTGCGCCCTACGGAGTGCGACACCTCGACGGCCTCGAAAGCCACGCCGCGGAAGTATGCCGGGCGGATGTCTACAGGTATGCCCATCAGGCGTGCCCCGCTGCAGGTCGGACCGTCCGGAGTGCGACCGTTGCCACGCCCTTAGACTTCGGGGGGTCTACCGTGGTACCAGGCGGGACGTTGGCGAGATTGAGATTGATGTCGATGGTGCTGCGGCTCTTCTGGGATTCGAGGACCGAGCGCAGCGTGGTTGACATTTCAGGGGTGAAGGTGGAGCCGGGGGCGGTTGCGGCGGCGGCTTGCGCACCGAGGGCCGAGCGCCTGGCAGAACGG